AAAGTCGAGGCGGTCAACAATGCTTAATATGGATCTTGCCCGACTACAAAGCACATTAAATCAGTATGTAGAAAAGACTAACGCAGCACCGAGCAAAGCAGCAAAGTCTATAATGCTTACAATCAACAGGGAAACGATTTTACAGACTCCGGTTGATACAGGGCGTTTAGTTGGTGGATGGATGATAAGCACAGGAACACCGAGCAGCAAAACACCACCAGAGAGAAAGACAAAAGCCGACGAAACAGCAGCCAAATCAAGCAAGATTCAAGACAATACAAACAAGATCGAGGCTTTTAAGTCTGGAGTGCTTTGGCTTACCAATAATGTTAGATACGCTCGTATTGTAGAATTTGGCGCAGGGCGCAGAGTCGGTAAATTTATGCTATCCAAAGCGGTACAAATAGCAATTCAAAAAGTTCGGAACAAAATCGCATGAACTATTTAGAGATAAAAAATAATCTAGAATCAGCTTTGAGTTCTTTTTGGACAAGTACGCCCATACTCTGGGAAAACACACTACAGAAAGAATCAGACACAAACAGCGTTTATATTGTTCCAAGCGTTCAACCTGCGGATTCAATAAAAATTGAATCGGGTGTAGGTGGACTTGTTAACACTTTTGGCTTATTTTCAATAAGAATTGTAGGAAAAGCTGATGGTACAGGAACTCGAACACTGCTACAATATGCTGATAGTTTGAATAATCATTTTAGCAATACGTTTTTTGGTGCAACACACACCGAAACAGGAAAGATAGAAAATTTAGGGATTACAGATAACAGGTACGAATTGGCGGTTTTGATTCCGTACAATCACCATCAACAACCAAGGAGTTAAACCATGGCCGAAAGTATAGCCAGAGGCAGCCAAACCGAAATAGTTTACATCAAAGAAACCACAGCAGGAAGTGTTCCAACATCCGGCAGCGTTTACAAAATTAAAGCAGCATCTGAAAGCTTTGAATCACAATTACCTACCGAGTTTGACGGAGATATCGCAAGCGATGGAATGAAAGCTTCGACTGTTCGACAGCTTAGAACTTTAACCGGTGGGTTTTCTTCTCAAGTAGAAAAAGGCGCATACAATGATTTTTTCCTTTCTCTTTTACGCCAGAGTGCTTTAACTACTGACACTTATTCAGTCAGCGTCACAAGTACAGACAACGGAGACGGAACTTGTACAATTGCAGCCGGAAGCGGTACACCTTTTGCGGATGTTATCGTTAACGGCCCCATCAAAGTGGCCGGTTTTTCTGCTTCAGCAATGAACGATATTTTTAGAGTCGTTGCTGTTTTAAGCTCTGGCCTTTCTGTAAAGATCGGCAAGATTTCAGACTCTCAAAGCTTCGCAGCAGAAAGCACAGTTTCCGCAACTCTTACGCAAACTTACGCTAAAAACGGCGGTAACTATCCGTCAAGTTTCACCATTGAAAAGCGGATGAGCCAAGTAAATACCGAGGGTTCTTTTATTCGTCTTAGCGGTGAGCAAGTTAATACAATGAGCTTAGACGTTGCGCCAGGCGGTGCACCAGGTTTAAGTTTTGAATTTCTAGGACTTAACAATACTTTTGCTAATGATGGAGTCGTAGGGCCTTACAACTGGACAGTTGACGGAGCGCAAACAGCACCAGACACAACAATCGCAATAACCGGAGGAACAACAGACCCTCAAGCCGGTGACATTCTACACATTGCAGGAGACGCTACAAATACTCGATATACAGTGAGTTCATTTGCTGCCGGTACTGTTACCGTTTCCCCTACTTTACAAGACGATATTGCCGATGCTGATAAAGTATTTTTCTATCGACCTGGCTCCGATGCCGGAAGCGGTCAAAAAATGGAGAATAATCTAGGATATATGACTTTAGACGGAGATCAACATTGTATAACCGCCGGTAACATGTCTTTGACTAGTAACCTAAGCCCGACTAATTGCGTAGGCGACGACTAATTTAGTTGAAGGCTCTAGAGACGTAACAGGAACAATCACGCCATACTTCTGCAAAACAATTCAGCCAATTTTGACAAGCATTCGGGCCGGTGCAACTTTCCCGATTGTGTTTTTCATGGCTGATGTTTCGGGTAATGTGATTGCTTTACACGTTCCACAAGCTAAAGCGGATCAAGAACTTGTGAAGCGAGCTGATGATGGAGCCTTGTTGCAAAACATTCCTTTCAAGTCAGAAAAGAATAGCGCACTAGGGACAAACTGTATCATTCACGTTTTGAACGCATAATAACAAACTACTAACTAGCTAGCCGGATTCTTGGGCAGTCGTGTCTCCGCTCTTGATGAAAGCTAGCTTTTTCAATGGAGACACACAATGGAATTTTCAGAGCACATCGCAAAACTTAAAAAGTTCACTTTCGAAGACTTTACAGAGCAAAAAACAAAAGCTTGGATCGAGTTGAGAAATCCCGACACAAGCCCAGAGTTCATCGACGCAAGAGTTGAAATCATCAAAAGCGAAAAAGACCAACAGCAGAAGACAAACGATATACTAGAAGCAGTCAGTAAGCATCTTGTTTGTAACTGGGGAGGCTTGAAGTACAAAGGTAAAAAAATACCTTTCAGTCAAAAAAACGCTTCCGAGTTTATGAAGAATTCAATTTTCCATGCTTTTGTATTCTCTCGTCTTTTCGATCAAAGCTACTGGAAAGAATCATGTGAGCTTGATTTTGAAGCTATTGAAAAAAAGTAACGGCGTTTTGCACAGTTCAATTCGGCGTTGCAGGACGCTACAGAGAACTAAAAGAAGCCGAAAAATATAATAAAGTTTTAGGAAAGCCTAGACCTAAGGAACTTGACGAGCTAGAAGAAGCCGAAGGTAACTTATGCTTTTGGTCTAATAAGTTTCTGGATCTTTGGCACTTGTGCCAGTCTTGGGACGGAGCCGGTAAGGTGCGACTAGAAACTGTCAAAATTTGTTGCGAAGATGTTAAAATATTGTATAGAACGGAGACACGCCGGATAATTCTATCAATCGAAAATCTATACCGGAATTTCGATAGGGGTTAAAGCATGGCAGATATTGAAGTTTTCGGTATAGGATTAGATACATCAAGCGCAGTACGTAACGCTAAAAACTTAGAAAAGGCATTACTAGACGTTTCTAAAAGCTCAGGCAAAGTCACAAAATCCGGCGAGAGTATGGCCAGTGCTATGCTCAAAAGTCAAATAGCTTTTGCAGCACTTTCCAAAGCTGCCAATTTTCTTACCGACCAGTTAAAACAATCTGTCACAGTCGGCGCAGGCTTCGAGCAACAAATGGCCAAAGTTGTCGCCATCTCTGTTAAATCAACGCAGAGTTTAGAAGCGCAAGCGGAGCAGTCAAAAGCCTTAAGCGCAGCAGCTAAAGAAATGGGCAAAACTACCCAGTTCAGCGCAACCGAGGCAGCCACAGCACTCGAAGCAATGGGCCGAGCAGGTTTTAAGGCTCAGCAAAGCATTGCAGCACTGCCGAAAGTTTTACAGCTTTCCGCAGCTTCCGGCGTTTCTCTCGGAGAATCAGCAGACATTGTTACAAATGTAATGTCCTCAATGGGTAAGCAAGTCTCAGATCTTAGCCATGTCAATAACGTGCTTGTCGAGACTTTTACAAGTAGCAATACAACGCTTGAGAGTTTAGCAAGTTCTATTAGTTATGCAGGTGGTATTGCAGCGACTACCGGCGTAAGTTTCGAACAGTTGAACGGCTTTTTAGGAATCTTTGGTAATGCCGGTGTTTCTGGCACTAGAGCCGGTACCGCTTTACGTCAAGCAATGGCTACGCTTATCGACCCGACAAAAAAGGCAGCGGATACGCTTAAAAGCTTGAATGTCGAAGTAGGTCAAAATCTTGTTGAGACTCTCAGAGATTTAGAGAACGCCGGCGCAAGCAGTAAAGACATGATAGCAATCTTTGGCACTGAGGCCGGAGGCGCATTATTGACCCTGCAACAGTCCGGAGGAATCGCAGCAGTCGAAGAAATGGCGCACCAGTTGAAAAACGTAGGTGACGTTGCCGACGAGATAGCCAAAAAGCAAATGGACACGCTGCAAGGCTCATTCACAAAATTAAGCTCAGCTATTGAAGGTATTCGAATTAGTATTTTCGAAGATCTAATCAGAGACGATCTAAAAATATTTATAGATGGCTTAACAGAAAGCATCCAAGCTAATGAGCAGAGCTTTAGAGCAGTTGTAAATATTTCAAAAGTTGTTCTTGAAAACTTGCTGAGTTTAGGGAAGGCGACTTTAGGGTTAAGTGAAAACACTGAGGATCTAACAAGTAACGCCGAACACTTAGTAGATGCTTTGAAGTTTGTGTCTAAAGTAGTTACAACAATAACAACAGGTTTTGAAGTATTAGGCCAAACAATCGGAAACGCTGCATCTGTTGCCGTAGATCTTTTTGAGGCTCTCAAGGTAGCAAATTTACATGATTATTTTTTCGGTACAGAGCAAGAGGTTAAAAAGTTTGGCGATACTTTTAACCAAGTCTATGCAGGTGTTAACGATCTAGTTGAAGAAAACAAACAAAAATTAGACAGCTTAGTTAAGACACACCAAAGATTAGACAAAGCTGCAAAAATTCAAGAGCAGACAACAAAAGACCAAACACAAGCTACAGATTTACACAGCAGACAAGTAGAAGAGCAAGCGCAAGCAACAGATAAGCAATCCAGAAAAACAGAAGAGCTAAGAGACGAAACCGAAAAAGTAACAGAAGCGATTAAGAAAGTAACGCAAGCGCAACAGCAACAGGAAATTGCAACAGGCCGAACAACTCAAGCGATTGAGCGACAAGCAAAAACACAAGTACAAGCAATTCAAGTACAAGCAGAAGCAGCAGCGACAGCAGAAAGAGCAAGCCGGTTTCCTGCCGGTTCAAGCTTCGGGAGCGACTGGTCAGACTACGTAAAGAGCCAAGGCTTTTCCATAGTCACTCAAGCAGCAAGACCCAGAGAAACACAGCCAACACAGCAGCCTATGAGCTTTGGCGGTTTTGGTGGAGGTGTGCAGCAAAGCACAAGAGCAAGCGCGAATTTAGGCAACCTACTTACACGCTACGAACGACTTTCTGAGCAGATCACGGATTTTATAACAAAAGATGTTTCGCTAGATATCAAACTAGCAGACGCACAACAAGAACTACGCAATCTATCTGTAGAACTCGCAAGCCTTAACGAGGGGCAGCTTGAAGAGCGGATTAAATTATCAGAGCAATATTTCGCCCAGGTGCAAGCGGTTGACCGACTTCAAACACAAGTAGCAGCGCAGCAAAAAGCATCTTTAAGTCAGCAGCAAAGCAGCGCGGAAGGTATTGGCGGAATACTAGACTCTGTTCTAGCTGATTTAGATGCTTTAACGGTTGGTGATATTAGCGGAGCCATACCAGTCGAGAAGTTTGATTTACTAAAAAAGCAATTTGAAGCGACTAGCGCAGCAATTGATAATATTGATTTTTCCGAAATCACAAAAGCAGATCAAGAACTGATTGCACAATTCAGTAATGTTAGTAAAACGTTCCTAGAGCAAGCACA